AAGCCGGCGCCAAAACATTACGGCGTGATGCAAACGATATCGATGGTTAAGGAACGGCTCAAACTTGACGCAGAGGGCCGGCCGGCGCTGGTGATATTTGACAACTGCAAAGAGCTTTTGAAGGAGTTCAGAAAATACAAATGGAAAAAAACAGGCGGAAAGGATCAGCCGGAGAAGATGCACGATCACGGCCTTGACGCGCTCAGATACGAGATTTGCTTTTTGTATCGGTTTAAAAAATACCGATCTTGAAAAATAAACAAAAATAATCCTTGACCTGTTATCTTGTTATGTTATTATATCAGTACAACAACAAAACAAAGGACAAACAAAATGAAAAACGTAATCAACCCAGCCCGCGTACAATCTCTTTTAAATCCAGTTCAAGATCTTTATGCTGTTCTTGAGTCGATGGATCTTGTTATGGATTTTAAAGATGGCCGATACATTCACACCGAAAGAAATGACAATATTTCATATATTGTAGACGGCAAAATCGGGCATGCGAGCGTCCAGATGGCCGCATTTTTCCGCCTTAGAATGAGTGTTCTAGATAATTTGTCAGAGCTTGCGGACGGCGATTTAGATGACGATTGTATTAAATGGTACAATGAAGACCTTATCGAGGAGCTTTGTGAGTTATCAGGACTTGTTATTCGGGTGAGAAGCTGGTCAAAGATTGAAATACCCGAAACAGTAGAAGCAGCACCAGAGGCGGCACCAGAGGCGGCACCAGAGGCGGCAGTAGAAGCAGCACCAGAGGCGGCCAAACAACAACAAAACAAAGGAGCAGCAACGAAAACATACAAATACACACTCACAAAAGCAGGCGCAGAGCGAATCATAACAGATATGAACGGTTTAAACGGATGGCGAGGCGGCGCAGATGCACACATCAAGACAATCCAACGATTTAATGTAAAGCGCCCCAAGAGCACAGTAAAGCGATACTGTGTGTTTCTGAAAGATGGCACAAAAATCTATAGCCTCAAAGACTGGAAGCGCGTATTTAATCCAACGCACGCCGGAATGGTTGCGCACCTTCATGATCTTCTCGATAATCAATAGAGGTGCTAATATGACAACCCTTATTTTTATCGCCGTCAATGTAGTCAAGCCGGCCCTTATCACACTCACAATAACAACAACAATCACAGCAACAATCATTATCATCAAGGGAGCATAAAAATGGAAAAGGAAACATTAAAAATATCATTTGACAACGCTGGCGGGGTTACTCTTGAGACAGATCGATACTGTCACCACTACACAGATGCAAGGTGCGCCGCCGAGGATGCCGCTTTTATCTTGGATGATATGACTACCGTCACATGGTGCGGCAATGAGCCAGATCACCGCCTAGAGGATGCCGAGACACAGCACTATCTCGGCGATATACAGCGGATTATTAGCGCACCATTTTGCGAGGATAATCACAGCGGATACTCAGAAACCGAATTCTATAAAACACTAAAAGGAGCATAACAATGAAAACAGATAAAACACTACTCGAAGAGAAGATCGTCAAACTCAACAAGCGCCGAGATCAAGCACTCAAAGAGAAGGACTGGCTTAAGGCCGCTGACCTTGAGATTCGTATTGAGGCCACCAAAGCCAAGATCGATCAGTTATGAAATACAGCGATCAAGAACTCGCAGACTGGGCGGATATTGCATCCGCTCGCGTCTTATTTGGCGATTGTATGGAAAAGATGAAAGAGCTTGACGATTGTTCTATAGATGCGATTGTCTGTGATCCGCCGTACGGTATGAGCCCCGATGGTGTTGCGCGTACATGGGCAGACATCGAAGAGGGGCGCAAGATTGGCGGTTTTATGGGTAAAGGTTGGGATGCGGCCGTGCCTTGTCACAGCTTCTTTGCGGAGTGCTTTAGAGTGCTGAAGCATGGCGGCCATCTTATCGCCTTTAGTAGTACGCGCACCGTTTTTGCTCTTGGTATGGCTTGTCAGCGTGGAGGGCTAGAATTAAGAGACCAAATCTTCTGGTGTTATTTTAGTGGGTTCCCAAAATCGCACGATATAAGCAAAGCGATCGATAAAGAGGCGGGCGCGGTGCGTGAGGTTGTGAGTGAGGTGCCTGCCTTTGGTATTGGATCGACAGGATCGACATACAACGGACACAAGGAAGGGGCGACATGTAAGATCACAAAGCCCGCAACCAAAGAGGCCGAGCGTTGGTCTGGTTTTGGGACCGCACTCAAACCCGCCGTTGAGCCTGCACTACTCGCACGAAAGCCACTTGAAAAAGGCTTGACGATTGCGCAAAATGTCTTGAAGCATGGCACAGGGGCGCTCAATATAGATGCGTGTCGTTTTGGTTATGGTGATCCTTGTTGGGTGGGGCCTCAAACGACCAATTTAAACGGCGGCACGTACAGCAAAAACGCGTCACCTTTATCGCGAGATAGTCAAGTACCCAAAAACGGCATCGGTGAATTTGTAGATCCTCAAGGCCGCTGGCCTGCAAATCTCTATCAATGCGCCAAAGCATCACGATCCGAACGCGAGGCGGGCTTGTCTCATCTCAAAGCCAAGAGCGGCGCCGATGCCGTACAACGCAAAGAAGGATCGGCGGGTATGGATAACCCAAGAGCGGGCGCGGGTCGTACTGCGGATGAGGTCAAGAACTTTCACCCGACCGTCAAACCTTTGAAGCTTATGCGGTGGTGTTGTCGATTAATCGGGGGCCAAAAAGGATCGGTTATCCTTGATCCTTTTGGTGGTAGCGGTACAACGGGCGCGGCGGCGATTTTAGAGGGCTTTGATTGTATCCTGATAGAGCGAGAGGCCGAATATCTTCCAATCATCGAGGGCCGTTTGCAGTGGGCGCGTCAAGAGTATAAGAGAGAGAATGCACAGCTTAAGCTCTTCGGTGATTGATATGGATACGGAAAAATTAGAGGCCGCGATACTCCAGACGATCACGCACGTATCAAGATCGCACGATCTAAAAGAGCATGTCAATCGTCGATATCTCGAGCATCTCGCCAAGCTGCGCAACCTCATCGCCGCCTATAAGCTGGACCGGAGCGAAGCCGAGATCGATGATCTGGCATTCGCAATCATCCGAGACGATGCGCTGACAATCGAGCAAATACAGATCTCTTTTGATCTCAATGATGGATTATTTGCATTGATGATCGAAAGAATGCGAGAGCGCGATCGCGTATAGAGGCGCATAGAATAGCGATTTGATAAAAAAGATTGATTTATTTCGGTTTATTTTTGCCTTTGCTCTTTACGCCAAGATAATAACATGCCATAATAACAGAGTAAGCAAACAACAAAACAAAGGAAAAACAAAATGACAAAGACAAAACTAAGAAAAGCCATTGAAGCACAGAGTTTGAATATAGCGCCGAAGGAAATGACTGGATTTGTAGCAGAGATAAAAGAAATGATCTTTGTTGGCGGAAGAGGCAAGAATTGGCTTTGTGTATGTGACACAGAAAAAGAGCTTCTTCAAATAAAGTCAATCCTTAAAGGAAATTCTTATAAAGTCAAATATAAGGGAAATGGAAGAATTATGATCACCTCAGAATACAAGAGCTGGAAGTAAGGGTCACAGAGCAGAAACCAAACAAGCCCGCTCGCATGCGGGTCTTTTTATTTTCTGTAAAAACGTGCTATATTATGCGGTGAGAGGTGAGCATGTCTAAGAATCTACCCGTTAAGCGTCCGTCACTGTGGACGCGCATTGTTAAAGCACTGTACCGCACAGAAGAACGACCAGAGCGACCGGCGCATGGTGCAAACTGGGAACGTCCGCAGGGTCAAAATAACCCATATCCCGCACGCGTATCGATGGCCGCCTTTGCCTCTCATGGCTATGTATTTGCCGCCGTCAGTAGAGCCTCTCAAGACCTCGCTGCGCTACCCGTCAAGCTTATTCGCGGCCGCGGTCAAAGCGCCACCATCATCCAAGAGCATCCCTTTCTTGACCTCATGGATCAGCCGTCCAGTTATGTCGACGGGTTCTCTCTGCGTGAGCAATTGATTGTCGATCTCATGCTCACCGGTGGTTGTTATGTGCTCCTTGCTGGGCCAAACGAGGCGCCGGCCAGTTTGTTTCGATTGCATCCTGAGCAAACAAAAATCATTACCGATCCGATTGTTGGTATTAAAGGATTTGAGTTTAGCGATTCAGGCAAGACCGTCGAATATCCGATCGATCGTGTCGTCTTTGCGCAGAGCGCATCTTGGGGCGCGGGTGTTGATGCACTGTACGGTGTTGGCGGGATCCAGCCACTCGCCAAAGAGATCAGCGCCGATCTTAGTGCCCAAAAACTCGCCAGTGATGCCGCGAAAAAGGGCCGTCCCGACATCCTCATATCGCCCGCAGACGAGGCCGACATCTGGGATTACGACCAAAGACGGGCGATCCTTGATGCCTATCGAGGCATGTCAAACGAGGGTGGCGCAATGGTGCTTAGTGGACAAGTAAAGATAGATCCGCTACAAGTGACGCCTAGGGATCTTGAATTCCAAGCGGTGCGCACGTATGCGAGAGAAGCAATTTCGGCCGTCTTTGGTGTTCCGCCGTCTATACTCGGTGCGGGCGATCTAAACTATGCCGTCAGTCGTCAGCAGGCGCAGAACTACTGGGAGGTGCAGACCAAGCGAGGCAAAAAGTTATCGCATCTGCTCACGCAGATCGCAAAGAAATTCGATCCGTCGTTACGTGTTGAGATTGACTATTCCGGCGTTGAGGCATTGCAGGCGGTGCGTGATGGTCAGATCGATCGCATAGAGAAGCATGTCAGGATCGGCATGCCGGTCGCTGAGGCGTATGCATACGAGGGTCTCGAAGACGCGCCCGTAATACCGGAGAGTCAGCGAGAGGATCCCGCTGACGATGTTGGTGACGAAGAAGGGCAGAATGTGCGCGCCCTAGATGCGCTCTTGCGGAGCATTGCAACTGAGGATGATGATCCGGTGGATTTAAAAAAAAAATTCACCCTCCACAAATAACCAAAAAAACAGACTTTCCGGCATCCGGAGATGATCAGATCGTTTCGATGCGTAATAGCAATTATCCAACATTCGATCCAGAGTATGCGCAGGACCTCAAAAAGAACTGGCCTGAGATATGGAAGAGGGGCGGCAACATAGAGGGCAATAACCAGTATCGTCGACTATTGCCGATCGTCACACGTAAAGACAAAAAGGCGAAAACCGACACCGAAAAGATGGCCATAAAAAAGCGCGAGGCATGGGCGGCGCGCCATCTTGGTGATTTTAGAATTGCGGGTACAGTGGCACAAATTAAATGGTTTGTGATTGGCGAGAGGGGCCAGAGTTATATGAGGCAGCTTCTCAACGACGAAAAGAAACGAATCTCAGAAAAGAAGAAAGAACTCGATAACTCTGCAAGACGAGATCGGGCGTGGTCTGACTGGGTAGAGCGCGCACATGGCCCCGCAGAAAGGAAAATAGAGCGCGCAGTGCGCGAATATCTTCAAGGCGCACAAAAGAGGTATAAACGGCGCGTTAAAGAGTATGTCAGAGCAGAGAAGAGCGGATCTGATTACATCACAAAGGGCGTCCTGTCTTGGTCGGATCTGTTGGCAGTTGGTGACGAGGTGGCGCGCCTTTCTTCGCAACTCGGTCGAGACTGGCTTGCAGTGTGGACGCTGTCAGGGAATAGAGAGCTCGATAAAGTCTACAATATGGCCGGCCGTCAAAGACCGCTGGATCTGGTTTTTGGTGAGCGTGATATCGCACGCTCTGCGATTGATCTCAGTGCGTTTGAGATTGCACAGACGACCGCAAAGAATGTCCAGAGAATGATAGAGCAGGGCCTACTATCGGGTGCATCCGTCAATCAGATCGCCAGTGCGATCAGTGATAATTATTCTTTTGGAATCGGACGCGCAAGGATGATAGCGCGAACGGAAGCAACCAAAGCGATCAATCTTGCCACTGACCAGAGCTATCAGACCGCAGCGAATGAGGGAATCAAGATCCGCAAAGAGTGGCTATCTTCGCGCGATGATAAAGTACGCGAGACACACCGAGAGCTTGACGGTCAGACCGTCGGAGTAAACGAGGACTTTGTGGTGCCTTCAACGGGCGAACAGGCGCCCGCACCGGCAGCATTTGCAGACCCTGCGGAGTCGATCAATTGCAGGTGTACGATCGCGCCGGTTATAGATGACTAAAACAAAAAGGCCGCACAGTGGCGGCCGGCTGTTGGCTGTTTAAGTCAGTCTAAAAACTTCCGTAATGTAAAGGCTCGTTGGACAGATCTTCAAAGCTCAAGTGAAGAGTTACAAGAGCCTGTCTTTGCGCCCAATGATTAGACAGGTCAATCTGCTCTTTAAGGGCATTGCGCATCTTTCTACGCTCAGGAGAAGATAGAGAGGCGATATAGGCGGCGCTGGCCTTGCCTCCCTCTACGCTATTGAGTGCCCATAGGGCATCAATGGCGCGCATCATAGAGATATGGCGAGGAGAGAAAGCCGCTTCAAGGTCGAAAGAGGAAAGAGGAGAGAGCGAGACAGAAGAGAAGTTTTTCATTTTGTTTTCCTTTGTTTTGTTGTTGTTTATATACTCAATATACTAGCAAGTTATTATGTTGTCAACTCAACATATCAAAATAATCAAAAATAAATTTGTTATACTGTCTCATGATCAAATTCGAGGTGAACATGACAAGCTTGATAATTGCGGCCGTGGTCGGTCTGGTGGTCGGTATTGGCGGCACGGTTGGTATTCAGCAGGCCACAAAACCCAAAGAGGATCCAAAGCCTCTTGTTGTTGCGGTTGGTGGTGACGAGGTCGCTAGAGGACAGACGGAAGTACAAAAAGAGCTCGTCGATCTTGATCTCTTGGTTGAGCCATGCTCAAAAGAATTTATCAAAGAAAAAGATACATTGTTATGTCGAGAGATGTTTTGCAGGATGCAGCAACGCGGGATCGACGCCGCAACGTCACAACAGGATTGCAGCGAGATCGCCAATATCGCCAACACCAAAGAGATACAGGATGCATGTAAAAAGCTTGAAGGTGAGGCGCTTGAGTCCTGTGTAGAGTTGTTTTTCAAAAGAAAATGAGCGATCTGTTTTTGCTAATCTGTATCATTATCATGATCTTTTTGGTCTATACGTCTGACTAAGAAGAGCCGCAATATTGCGGCTCTTCTGTTGGCGGTAATCACGGATTCTATTTTTCGCAATTATGATAGTCGGTCTCTCGCTCAAGCCTCGCGACAATCTTTTGTGCGTATTTGTGCGGCAATTCGTCACCAATCTCAAAATCTTCGCGCTGGTTTTCGCGATTATCCCAAAGATAGATCAGGACCCATCCGCGGCCGGTCTCAAGATAAAATCTGATTGCATCTTTGATATCTGTTTTCAGGTCAAAGTAATGCATATCTTTCCGCTGAGAGTTTTCAGGCCAAAATGCGAATTCATATACATAGCGCGGTTTTTTTGGTTCTTTGAATGTGCCTATGCTTGTATCGAGTTTATCAAGTGTATTCATGGTGTTTGCTCCTTTTGTTTTAGGTGCCCGCATTTCGGCGGGCGGGTTGTTGTTTATAGTTGTTGCATGAGGTGTTGCGCGGCTTTTTGTACGTACTTAGGCGCGTATTCGATAGGCTCCCACCAATCGCAGTCTGTATCATCCCATTCGTTTAAAACCTCGCTGGTCTTTACGTTGATGTGTTGGTGCCTATAAAAGAATTTTGCCTCGATGCAATTGTAGTGCTCGATATTGGATTGGTGCCTAATTGACTCCAAGGAATGATCAATAGAATCAAGCTCTTCGCCTGCATTGTCGTCATAGTCTGAGAGCCGGATCTCCCAAACCTTCTTTTTGGTTATCTTGGTTTTTGTGGTTTCGGCACGCCGTGTACATTTGCACGGTGCAAACTGTATGCATTTTAAGCATAAGTAAGAAAAGCCTTTTTCGTCGGTGTAGATGCTCATTTTTGTTTGTTCCTTTTGGTTAGAGTTTACGAGAGCTTCCTTGTCTCTCAATTTAAAGATAGCATGTTATTATCTTGGTGCAAACAAAAAAGATAAAGTATTTTAAATTATTTTTGATTCTTATAATTCTTGCATCTGTTGTAATTCTTGCAATTCTTATAAAATACTTGTATATAGTATCTAGTGAGGTAGGCATGGAATATCGCAGTTTAGACACCGAGATTGTCACGCGCGCGGCCGCAAAAGGCGAAAAAGAGATCGTTTCTTTTGTCGCGAGCACGTCAAGCCCCGATCGATATGGTGATATTATCAATCAAAACGGGTGGAATTTAGACAAATATCGCAAAAATCCGATCATATTACTCAATCACAATGCATCACAATTGCCTATCGGGCGCGGTGAGGTTGATGTGATTGACGGCCAATTGATGGTCGATGTTGAGTTTGATATGGGCGATCCCATTGCCGCAGAGGTCGCACGCAAGACCAAAGAGGGTTTTATGGGTGCCGTATCGGTCGGATTCAACGCCATCGAGAGTACGCCCCGATCCTCACTGGCTAAAGACAATCCGTATTACGCAAAAGGTGGTCAGTATTTTGACTCCGCCGAGCTTTTGGAGATCTCGATCGTGACCATCCCCGCAAACGGTGAGGCCGTAGCCGCAAAAAACTTTGCAAGTAACAATCGACTTTTTAGATTGTCCGAGCTCAAGCATGTTCTCGATGTCGAGTACGATGGCGACCATGTGATCGTGACCTATCTACTCAAGAGAGAGGATGAAGAGCGGGATCAAGAAGACCAAGAAGAGATCGACGAAATTCAAGAAGAGATCGACGAAGAGATCGAGGTCGAAGATGAGGAGCTTGGATACGATCCCGAAGACGACGACGAAAAAGAAAAGAACTTTTTAACCAACCAAGAGCGCGACCTTTTTGCGCTCATTACTAACGGAGAATGATAGCGATGAGTGATAACGACCGCGCTATGGTAGAAGAGGCCAAAGGTATCCTTGAAGGCATCCGAAACCATCAAAAAACATCGACTGAACGATTAAGTCAGTTCGAAAAACAAGTTGACGATTTGAAGAAAGCACAGCGCTTGATCCAAGAGTCACAAACCCATATCCGCGATCTTGAGCATGCAAACCAAGACGACCGCGAATTAAAATCCTTTGTTGAGGCTGACGGCGTGCGCTGGAAAAGCAAGAGCGTAGACGTTGCAGTAACCGGACGCGGCACCATCAAGACCAAGGTTGAGGGTCTTCTTGACTCGTCTGATCCGGTCAATCAATGGCACGCAGACCTGATCAAAATGAATCGGGACCGAGCGTTTGCACGTATGCTTATGAGTACACCACACACACCAAAGAGCGACCTCAAAGTATGGAAGCACCTGCAAAAAGCGCCTCGTTTTTTACGGCCAGCCATACAAAAAGCTTTTAATGACTCCGCAGGAGTCGGTGCGGAATGGATTCCGGACGCCTTTGCCGCAGATTTATATTATAATCTCGAAGATCAAATCCAACTTCCTCGCATCGTAGCCGATAATCTTCAGCGTCAATTCGTAGATCGAAACACGATCCTCGTTCCACGCATGTCCAGAGGCGGCCGACCCTACTTGAAAGGGTCTGTAACGTCGGATAACCCCGCTCAGTACACCGCTAGCACCATCGCGACCTCTCAAAAGTCCATTACAATGACCGGCATGGCCGCTCGTTATGTGATTGATGATCAAGCCGCAGAGGATTCCGCTGTTTTGGCTTTGCCTCAGTTGCAACGCCAGATCGTTATGGACCTCAATGATGCTATGGAAGATGCTCTAATTAACGGCGATTCCGCTGCCGTGCATCAGGATGATATCGCCCAATGGGATATTCGTGGAAGATGGGGAAGCACGCCAGCATTAGGCGGAACGGCCGATCATCGTCGCGGATTTACTGGCCTTCGTGCAGCATCATTTGATCGCGGTACAACCCTCAATCAGGGCGGGACAGCGTACGCTTTCTCTGACTTTTTGAGCGCAAAAGCAAAACTCGGAGAAATGGCGGTTATGGATATGATGTGTATCGCATCACCGGAGGCGGTTGTTGCGGGTCTTCTTGGCCTGTCGCAGGTTCAAACCCTTGATGTCTTTGGCCCCTCGGCGGTTATAAAAACCGGTCAGATCGCCAGCATCGCGGGCGTGCCGATTATTATGAGCCGATTTATGGGCGCTGACCTTGCAAATACTGGTCTGTATACCAATGTCGCCGGCACAAAGCCGACTGGTATGCTTTTTGTGCATACAAACTCATGGCGCATTTTTGAGCGTCGCGGGATCCTCGTCGAATCACAACGCAAGATCGATGTCGGTGCGACCGAGTTGGTTTGCACCCGTAGAGCCACACTTGACACGCTTGATTTGGATACGACACCAAATGTCTGTTTTCAATTCGGCATGGCATCAGTTTAATAGGAGATTAAAAAATGGAATATAGACTACATATACCGGCTGTGCATCTGAGCTCGCTAACTACGACGACGGTTTTGGCCTCAATACCCTGCGATCGACTTGCTCGGCTCTCTAAGGTGATGATCTCAAGCCGCACCGGAATCACTCATAATGGTACAAATTACAGTCAGATAGCGGTTAAGAATGGGTCTGAGATCCTAGCCTCTCGCCTGTTTAATACTGTCTCTTTGGCGGCATTGACAAACGAGGAGCTAGCCGTTACCGGCGGTGACGTTACGTCTGAGACCTGTTTAAAAGTTGAGTATGACTTTTCGGCCTCTGGTCTCGCTGTAGATTGCGATCTCATCCTCATATTTGAGCTAGCGAGAAAGTTTTAATCTATGGCTATGGTATCCGCAGCAACACTTAAGACATATTTGCCAGAGGTGACCGGTACAGGTGCCGATACCGATCTGGCGAATTTGCTTGAGCGTGTGGAGTGTGCGGTGGCGCGTTATTTCGGTTGGGTCAAACCAGACGGAGGCGCCGATCCGCAACTCCTCGCGGCTACCTATACTTTTTATCTCAACGGGCCAATGTTTGGTAATCCTGCGGTTTTGCAGGTACCACAAAGGCCAGTCAATTCGATCACATCAATACACAGTGATCCGAACAGACAATATACCGCAGATACGCAATTGAGCGCGGATGATTTCGATCTTGACTCCCTTTTAGGTCAGGCAATACTCGATCCCGTCAATGCGACTGACTCGTTTGACTATGCTTTTCGAGCGATAAAAGTTGTTTGTAACTGCGGATTCTCGGCGCTTCCGGCAGATCTTGAGCATGCGATCTGTGTATGGGCGTCACAACTGCATCGCAACAAAGCGACGCAGGGTAAGGACAGCATAACCCAGCGCGCCGCAACGGTGAGTATATCACCGAAAACGATGCCGCCAGAAATAAAAGAGTATCTTGCTCCCTTCCGCGAATCGCGTCAGTTATTGTGAGGTTGATATGTCCTCACAGCTAACATTTGACGATTTTATCAACAAAATAAACAAAGCGGATGAAAACCTATTAAAAACGCTACGTCAAAAGCTCTTGACGATCGCACTCAAAGCCGAGCGCATTGCAAAAAGAAACGCAACGACCCATCCAAGGGTAAGGACGGGGCGTCTTCGTTCGTCGATTACGGCGATTGTAGATGCAAAAGACGGCAACCCGCGCGCCCTACTTCGTGCTGGTGGCAATAGTGGCGGCGAGCCGGTTATATATGCTCGATATGTTGAGTTTGGTACGCGCTACATGGCGCCGCGCCTCTTTATGGGTAGGGCGGTCGGTCTTGCGCAGAAAGGCACAAAGAAAGAGCTTCGAAACCTCCTTAAGCTCGCATTGCAGGCGAGATAATGGCGGATTCAAAAATCAGGCAAATCACAAACGCAATCAAGAGCAAGATCGCTGTAAACTATGCATCTGACTCAAGCGGGCTAGATTTGAGCAGCAAAGTTGTAATCGGTGCCATCATTGAGCCACCATATCTACCCTATGCAAGCGTTGTTTTTGTACAAAGCACCTCTGACTATGGTCAGACAATGGGACGCTATCGAATCACCGCAAACTTTGAGATATATGCATTTGTTGGCGGGGCTAGCGTATCGGATCGAACTCTTAACGCAATGGATTTGTCAAGCGATATGATCAAGACGCTCACCACCGATCGTCAGCTGGGTATCTCTTCCATCGTCGATGACATAAAATGTGCATTTACGGCTGAAGATGGTGATCGATATGGTATAGAGGGTATTGGGATCGGTTATATTCAAATAGAGGTATTTTATCAGACGGATACAGGCTCATGACGTGGTATGACGCAAATTATAAACAGAGACAGCCCGTTGCAATCGATGCAACGGTTGGTGATGGATCTGTACAGACAAAAGATGTGACGCTAACAATCCCGAAAACATGGGATCTGTTCTGGGACAATATCCGATCTGATATGTTTGATGTTGTGCCCGTCGATGTTGATGGCAATTTGCTAAGCTTTGAGCGAGCATCCGGCGCAAACCTAGCAACGCGAACACTGGTTATTAACCTTGATGGTCACAGCGTAAAAACGCAGACGATCAACTTTATTTATCTGTATTTTCAAAACCCTGACCAATCAAGCGATCCAAGTTCGACAGTAACGATCGCAAGTGCGATCGATGCATACATAGATATATCGCAGGCGGGCGGATTTGTGGTGCGTCAACCGCTCAACCGGCCGGCAACACAGCAACCATTGCAGGCGATTGTAAAAAGCACCGATGATGTTTTGGACGTGTATTTTTCGACGGCTGGATTGTTTCGATCGATGACATCGCCGTATGCGCAGCGCGTTGATTACGAGGGCATTAGCTATGTTACCGTTCAGAGTCTCGATAGCACCGGCACCGATTCAAGCGCGCGGTATACTTTGGTCGATACCCGCTTTGTGGATGGGTTTGTAAAAGCCCGCACAAAAGCAGGGTCTGACGGTACAGATTACGCATTTATGATAACTATTACAACAACTACCGATCAAGTAATCGATATTCGATGCTTGGTGCAGGTACGCAACCAATTACCGGCATCATAGGAGTTTAGAAAATGGCTTTAGTTTTTGGACGATCGGCATATATTGCCCTCAACGAGGAGAGTACATATGGAACGGCAAACGGGTCGCCGTTTGGCGTTAATAATCGCGTCTTTTCGGTGTCTATGGCACGCAATCAGGAGAGAGAAAGAACAACACATTTATCGCAATCCTCGGCGGCTTTTGCGGTCAATACCTTTGACGGGTTTGAGATTGCAGGCGGCACAATTGAAACGCCGCTGACATATAAAGGTCTTGGTTTGCTTCTTAAGGCGTCTATCGGATCGGTAGCAACAACCGGATCGGGGCCGTATTTGCATACGTTTAATCCATCCGCATCGCTTCCAAGCTTGACAATTGCAGTACAGCGCGGCACCGGAAAAAGTGAGCAATTTGAAGGATGCAAAGTTTCGACGATGACGATCTCGTGTGAGGCCGGCGGAGAGGGTCGCGCAAGCTTTGAGATTATCGCAGAGACCGCAACCGCACGCGCGGCGGCCCTTGGTGCTGCTGGATTTGGTGACGGTGCGCAGATATTCCATTTTCAAGGATCTACGCTATCATACAATAGCAACACCTACAAAATGCGCTCCATGGAATTGAGTCTTGATAACAAGCTAGAGAGAGTCAATTATCTCGGTTCGAAACTTACAACAGAGCCTCAGATCAGCGATGTTAGAGAGGTGACATTGACGGCTACATTTGATCTTGAAGATGCAGACCTATACAATGCGCAGCTTGCGGGTACATCGTCAAATGTCGAGGCCACATTTACGAATGGGTCTGATAGTTTCGCGATTACACTGAGAAATGCCGAGATAACTCAGTACAGCGACGACATAAACAGTTTCGGCAGAATCGAACGTACAGCCACATTCTTCGGTATCTCAAGCGGATCCGATGAGGCAATGCGTATCGAGATGACAAACGACAACGCTAGTGCAGTCAGTAACTAGCAACTAACAACCAACATAGAGAGGTAATGCGATGAGTGGAGACATTCTTAAGGAGATCGCAGATGCCGCCAAATTTGAGATGAAAATTTTTGACGGTGCATTGAGAATAGAGGGGCGTATTTTATCGCCCGCAGAGGTCGAGGCGGCGGGGCTTGCAAGTGCTTTGCTTGCCTCTCAGGTCATCAAAGGCAAGAGCCAAGAGCAACTTAAGGCGATGCAAGAGGCGGCCGAAAAAGCGCAAGAGGGCGAAGCGGAAAATATCGAGATGCTTTTGCAAATGGCAAATACAATCAATCCGCGAATGCTCGAAGAGATGAGCGTCAAGGAGGATCAGCTAATCATTAGGTGCGTTAAAAGATGCTCTAAAGACGGCGTAAAATGGGAGCCTCTGCACCTCGTCGATGCCGTTGAGCGTCAAGATCCAAGGCAAAATCGTCTTTGGGTTGGCATGCTCCTTGCTGAAGACCGAAAAGCTATCCTCGATCGTGCAATGAAGGGTCACAAGGAGGCGAGCGAGAGGCTCAAATCCTTTCGTGGCGGATGAGAATCTAGTGCACTTGTATGACATCATAGGCCGGACGTATGGCAAATTACCAAGCGAGATCGCGCGGTTGTCTTGGTCGGATTTGATGATCTGCTTTAAGTGCATATCAGCCCGATCGGATCGTGTTAAGGATATACTTAGACGAGGCAAGCGAAAAAAAGATATGGTTTTTCCAAATATTTCTCTTCTTGATTTGGCGGATTTGGTATGAGCACGACAGTCGAATATGACATATTGATCGAGGTTTTGGACGCAGTCAAGGATCTCAAAAAGCTGCAAACGCAGAGCAAAAAGACCAAGGGCGGTCTTGATGACACCAAAAAGAGCGGGCTTACAATGGCCAGCGAGATCGGCGCGGCTTTTACGGGTCTAAAAGGCGCCGCGTCTACGGTTACAAATGCCGTTGCTAAGATTGCGGGCGTTTTTGTTGATGCTGCGCAGGCATCTTTTGAGCTATCAAGATCGGTGGTTGATAACATTAACGACCTCAACGATCTATCAGCCCGATCGAGTATATCGGCACAAACGATCGAATCTTTAAAGCTTGCCTTTGAGTCTAGCGGACAGAGCGCAGATACTGCAAAGACGATTATATCGCAGTTTCCACGCGCATTGACGGCGATAAAAAAGGAAGGAAGTCAAGCAAATCAGGTTCTAAAGTCTCTCGGTGTTGATCCGGCAAAGCTTAAAAATGGTAATGAGGCATTTTTAGAGAGTATACGGGCGCTTGAGGGTATCGAAGATCAGACGATGAAAGCGCAGGCGGCAAATGTTATTTTTGGTCGATCGGCGGGTGATTTATTGCAAGCGCTAGGTGCGGGTGAGTTTGACGAGTTCACCGCATCGATTGAGAGGTACGGCACCAAAGCAGGGCCGGAGGCAAGCGAACAGGCCGCAGAGTTTCAAAAAAGACTTGCCCTTATTGCTGTTATTGCCGATAGGGCCTCTCAGGCGTTTGTGCAAAATACCGGCATGCTCGACTTTTTTATTCGCGCTCTTGGATTCGCACAACAAGCACTCGCCGGACTGAATGCGTTTTTGCAGGCGGGTCAAAGCGGACTTAAGGCGCTCGCGGGCGACATTGTAGGTTTTGGCATAAAGACGTTTGAGATGCTTGCGAACAAAGTAACATCTTTTGTTGCTGGGCCGTGGTTAGGTATGCTTAAGGCGTTTGATGCGCTACAACAAAAAATCACCGGCAAAAGCCTATTCGGCGAGGCAATCAAAGAGATCGGCCTGTTCATCGCTGATCAGTACGAATTGACGGATGCGATACAGTTGGGGGCGGCCGCATTTGATCGGGAGGGCGAAGCAATTGCGCTCGATCAGGCCGCAAAAGTCAAAAACAACGAGACAACAGAAGAGAGTAAGAAGCTACTCAAAGAACTTGCAAATGCACTCGGCAAAACCACCAAGGCGACCGACAAGGACACCGATGCCAAGAAAGCCAACACCAAAGCGGAAAAGGCACGCGCAAAAGCGGAAAAAGAACGGCGCAAACTAATAACAGACTCCTTGAAAAGGATGATACAGGCGCAAAAAAGCATCGCATCTATCCAGAGCGACGCAAACGCTGATCTTTTGTCAGATCTCGACAAGATTAACCAGCTTGAAAAAGAGAGGCTCGCACAACTAAAGCGCATAACGGCGCAGCAAAAAATATCTACAGAAGAGGCGCAGAAGGCGGTCAAGGCGAGAGCGCAAAGAGAAAGAGGCGCACTTGCGCAGCAACAGGCGGCGGGCGGTATCGGTCAAATTGGGGGCGTTATATCGGCCGCATCTAGTCCGCAGGGACTTCTTGATTTTGCGGGTTCGCTTGCGGGGCCGGTTGGATCTGCGGTGGCGAGCGCTTTGGGTGGATTGGCTGCGCTTGGCGATACGTCCGGCATTGATGAGGAACTTATTGCAAAGAAAATGGAGGAGACCGGAAAGAATCGAGATGCCGCCATTAAACAAATTCTTATTGATGACAAGGCGGCCGAGTTTCAGGTCTTCTTTAAGGCGATCGTGATGGGTTTGCAGGTTTTGCCCTCAATACTAATAAAAAGCCTACCTGCGATCCTCTTAGAGGCCGCCTATACCATAACCGCAGAGCTCGCACGTCTTCCTTTTACTATGCTCGGAGTGATTATAGAGGCGGTCGGATTTGGTGTTATGGCGATCGGTGAGTTTTTATCAGATCTTACGCCCGCAAAGCTCGGTCAAGCGATTCTTGATGCGCTTAAGGGGCTTTTTGACTTCTTCTTTGGTCCGATAGTAGACGCCCTTTCTTCGATTTTTGGCGGTGATTCCAAGATGGGCGGCGGGCGGTTTTTGTCCGCACAAGGTGGCCTCAGGTTTACTGGAAGAGATCAGGGTCTCGCTATGCTGCACGCCGGCGAGATGGTTGTGCCGAGGTCTGGACAAATGTCCTCATCGGTTGCGCGTGATGTAGAGGCGCAGGCCGGCGGCGGTGGTGTTACGATAAACATCAATAGCGCCATAACAGAGCGATCGGCGGTGGATGCTCTGGTGCGCAAAATAGAACAGCGATTCGGTGATTTTGGTCAAAGCACATCGCCGCTCTTTGGGGGTATATGATGGGCAATGCGAAATTTTGGTTTTATCCAGAGCCGGACGGGCGACACCTCGTCGAGATCGATATGGGCGAGGCGCTTGGTGAGTTATCAAGTACGTTTTTTCATGATGCAATCGACGGCATAACCTACAGCGGCGGAATCTCGCGTAGTGTTGGCAGAGGTGGCGAGATTGTAACGATTCAGCGGGATCGGATGCAGCTAGGCGAAGGTCTCGCCCAGAAATTTGACGCCCTACAAAACCACCTCGATCGGGGTTATAGCGTAGCATTTACGAGCGACAGCGCGAAGGCTTGGGCGGCATCCTGTCAGACATCGCCGGCAGGTGGATCTTTTAATTTGCTACTCAAAAACAACCCTTTTGAGGCGCTTACAGGCACAACCACGATCCCGACCGCAAACGAATATGTGGTATTGGAGACCGGATCGCCCGCATACACCAGAGAGACAATTGAAACCTCTTCGGTATCTCTTACAAGCGCATCCGGTGGCACCATAACCGCACAAAATCGAATCAATTTTGACTATAACGGGCGCAAGGTTTTTGCGCGCTGGTATCGATTTTGGCCGATCCTCAAGAGGGCGCAGGGCGATGTCGGCCGCGCCATTATCACCAATGAGGGCGGCCGCTTGTGGTCTCTAAATGTAACGCTGGTGCCCGACTATCAGGCGCTCTTTGCTTTTTACAATGGCGATTTTTATCAACATACAAACACCGGACTATCAACGGCGCCGCCAGCAAGTGGCGATTTGCCGAGTAGTGCAGGTCAAAACAGCCTTGACGGCGCTGCGGTTGCATACTCTAAGGCCGAGAGGCTTGAGGAAAACCTCTTCGGCTCGACGTTCGCGAGTAAAAGCTAATGTCTTGGTCTGCCGATTTTGTCGCCGCGCTCTCTGCGCCATCCATCACGCCGCGCTATCGGGTGCGGTTTTGGAAGCCTTCGGCGAATTCGGTTGGTGAGGATGTCACGATCTACAGCGAGAGCGGAGCATTGCGCATTGGTGCGGCCGGTGTGCGCATTCGCGGCACCGCCGTTATTCCGTCGCGCTGGTCGGTCTCGTTTGGTGGTTTCGACATGGAGTTGGTCGGTGATTTACGGCCGTATAAAGATCAGATCCAAAAAGGATCGCTTGCAATTGTCGAGTGTGCATTTATCGGTCTTGCATCATGGCAAATAATAGGCCTAGGTCAGCTCAATCAAATATCCGGTTTTCGTGGCGTGTATCGCGCCACCTTTAAAGACATCTTAAGCGCACTTCAGAGCCGGATCGATACAAGATACTCAAGCACATACGCATACAATAAGCTATTTTTTACGGCGGGTCTAACCGTGCGCGCCTCGGCGCCTTGGACGACCGGCACAACAACATTAAACGTTTCAAATGCATCTATTTTTGAAAAAATGACCGGATCGGATGGTGTGATTTATTGCGTACCTGCGAGCGGGGATCCTCCTTTTTATATGCGGTGGTCTGCATCCGATACGAGCGCCAACACACTCACATTGACAACCGGATCGGCGTCGCATCCATCAACCGCGAGCGCCTCAAATCTCGCGACGGATGATCTGATTTATAACTGCGTGCGAATTACCGGTACACCCTACAGTTTTTTAGCCAAGATTGTAACCTCAACAGGTACGGGCACAAACGGGGCATATGACAAAATGCCGGCTAATTGGAGCACGGGCGCACCGATTCCGGCGGCGATGTATGATCAAAGCGATGCGCAGGCAACAAGCGCCTATTTAAAGCCATCATCAGGCACGTTTTACAATTGGGACTACGTAACAAAAGAGCCGCTATCGAACGGGATACGCAGCGTGCTTAATACGCTCGCAAACGTTGGTCAATGGCCGGTCTTCCGTCAAGATTCGTTTTCTTGGCGCGGATGCACCGATCCGACAGGTCAATTTGATAATGTGCCGCCAATTGTCGCGACAATAAGAGATCGTGATATCATAGAGATCGAATCACACATTATGCATGATCCATCACTGTCGGCCGTTTATGCAAGCACAAAGCTTATCTACGATGTAGCCGGCAACGCAGAGAGCAGCACGCAAAGCGCGGTGCCCACATTGCCTAGTCAGGGCCAAGTCTCGCGAGATATGGGTGCAATCTATGACGCGGGCGGCGATGAGGAGAAAATGGCAGAGGGTGACATAAACAGGCTAAAGATCTGGGATCTTTATCATTGGAGCCGGCTAACTCTGCGGGTGTCGCTAAAATATGCGGTACTCGTTGCGGGTGATGTGGTGCGCATTTCGTCGGATTATCTGTATGATCTGAGCACCGCAGCGGGGCGCACATACTCCAACCGAACAGGCATGATCGTATCAACAGAGTACAACATAAGCGGCCGTTTTTGTGTTATAGTTATTGCGATCCCGCCCCTGATTTCCTGAGGTAATTATGGAGATACGCACCTATGATCTGGGAGATTTGCCGCCGCTTTTAAGGCGCTGCATGAATCTCGGATATGCTATTTTTACAGATTATAACTACGATCTCAACCTTATTGCATGCCGCTCACCGTCGAGAGTCAGCGGTCTTTTTGATGATGTGTTTCACGTCATTTATCGCATGGGCGATCGCTACATTCAAGAGTCCTATCCATGCACGACGGATGCGGGGCTATATTGGATGCATAACCCGTCAAGAGTGGAGGGTACAGCGATCCTTGTTGCGGGTCAATATCGCAACGTTTGGAAGCTAGATATGCATGCCGGCCGATATCTAGCCCTGTGTCAGCGTAACGGCGCCGTCTCTGTGTACAGAGACAACAATAGAGATGATATTTTAGATCATGACCCAAACACAATACAGGTTGGTACAAATTTCGGTATTAATATACATCGCGCTAGCATGTATAGCACATCTAAGGACGGGCTGACAGAGCATGTCGGGCGGTATTCGGCGGGCTGCATTGTAATTCAAGACAGCGGGGATTTCGATCGCCTGATTGCACTAGCTAAAAAACAGCGCGACACACTGGGCTATCATACATTCTCTCTGGCACTCTTGGAGGTGTAAAAATGGAAGCATCAACAGTGCATGAGATCGCCCTAAATCTTGCAACAAACTCGCCTTTTGTCGGTTTTCTTGTCTGGAATTGGTGGTATAATACGCGGCAATTAGAACAATATCGTCTTGAAATGAAAGCTGATCGCGACGAATACGAGCGCAAAAGAGAGGACGGGATCGAAAAAATTCGCATACGCTACGTTAAGGTAATTGAAGAGTTAAAATCTGACAAAAAAGGCGGCATCGAGGATCGGCTGTCCAGTATGGAAAAATCTATTAAAAAGCTCTTTGTGATGATCGACAAATTCAAAGACGAGATTAACGAGCTAAAAATCAAAGAAACCGCGCGCGATCTACGGGATAGGTGATACATTAATTGAGCGGGGCACATCAACCCGTGTGAGATTTTTCTGGTAGAGTTTGGCCGCCTCTTTTTGGGGCGGCCTTTTCGTTTTCTGCTCAATAAAAAACCCCGTCATAATAATGACGGGGTCAAAAACTTAAGGAGCAGTTTTTTGTCAGATAAGACCTAGGTGAAGTAACGCACAATCAATGCATCGCCCTGCACTGCATTCGCTCCCAGTGTAATACGACCGACAGAGCCCGCGCCATTATTAGCGACCTCATACTCTGTGTTGTCGCTTGGAGAGCCTGCACCAAGAGCGGTGTTATTGTTGATCGCAAGACCATTCACAACAACCTGTACAGAGGTAAAAAAGTTTGTATCAAGCGCACGCGCAAGATCGATCGTCGAGGTCGTACCGTTCGCAATTTGAAATCCTTCCTGATAAAATCGGGCACCGATTTTGCTGGATACGATCGCATTTGCCGCGACTTTCGCAGACTCAACGGATGCGCTTTGGAGCATTGCCGCCGCGATTCCGTTTGCTTTGATGTTGAGGCCAGATCCACCGACTTCGATAGAGGAGTCATCAACGTCTACACTCAACGCAGCACCACCGCCACCATTAAGACCGGATCCGGCCACGCTGGTCGCAATTTTACCCTCATCAACGCTGTTTGCTGCTAATTTGGAAAGAGAAACCGCACCTGTACCGATTTTAGCCTCTACGATCGCATTTGCTGCGATGGCGCTGGAATCGACGACACCGGCCGCGAATTTGTTGCTGTTATCAACACTTCCGGCTGCAATCGCTGCGGACGTTACCGCATTTGCACCGATCTCGGATGCGGTGATCGTGCCAACCTTCAGGCCGTTCGAATCAAGAGCAAGCGTCGATCCGTTGATCTTTGCGAGTACCGCGCCGCCTGATAATTGCAGACCGTTACCGACGTTTAATTCGAGCTCGCCGGAGGTGATCTGCATACCGCTGTTTGTGCTCAAATCAACGGAAAGCGTGTTCCCTGACTTCTGAAGACCGTCACCGGCGGTGATTTGACCGAGGCCGGTGAACTGTGTCCAAGACTGATTACTGTTGAGGTCCGATAAAAGAGCGGTCTGCGTATATCCCATATCCGCATTAACTGATCCTTGTTGTACAAATATCGCCGCAGAGTTTAGCTTGTCCGCGCTGTCTGCATCGTCGGCACGTGTCATTGCAGATCCGGCGCTGGACCAAATATAAATCCCCGATTGTGATGCGGTTGTCTGGTTTTTGAGGAGGACTCTATCGTCCGCGCTTAAGCTTATGCCGTCTATGCTCGCGGGTGCGCTTGAGATGTCTACGTTTGCCGTAGATGCGCATTTAGCCGCTTTCTTCCAATGCAAGCCCTCTGAGGATGCATCGACATAGGCTTTTGTGGCTACGTCACTATCTGCGGACGGAGAAGCCGATCGAAGCGTACCGCTGGAAAAATCGAACGATCCGGTCAGGTTGATCTTTGCTGCGGTTACGACGCTATTGCCAAGATAAGCTGTATCGTCGATAGCGCCATTTGCAATTTTTGCACTGGTGACACAATCGGCCGCCAGCGCCGCCGCAACGACGACCGAATTGGCGAAGAGGTTTGAGTTGTCAATTGAGCCGGTCGCAAGCTGCGTACCGGTGATAGTGGCGGATTTAATCTGACCGCCTCTGATTTGTATGGCCATGTTATAGGCTCCTATGTTTGGGGTAGCTCGTATCTCACTTCGAGAATGTCGCCGTTTAAGGGCGCCTCTGGAAGTGTAAAACCGTTAAGTCCCACTTGGCCGATTGTGCTCTGTCGTTGTTTTAGTCCGTTGAGGTATACGGCGAGGCTATTGCCCTCGTAATTGTTTGACGTTGCAAACTGCGTGCGGTCGCCATTTACCGAGGATGTGAGATCCTCAAAGACAATGGTCACCGTATCACTATCGCTACCGGTGCCGCCGGAATCGTTAAACGCGTTTGCTATTGCCACAAAACCCTCTAGTATTGGAAGGTCAAGCCCGCCGATACTATGTCAATCGTACCCGCATTTGTCTTGCAATGCAAGTACAAAATCTTATCATTTACGTCGCGCAAAACCACATCTAAGCGTATCAGCGCGGAGCCTTTGCTATCGGTTGAAAGTCCGGTTTGTATGGTGGTTTCTGTGGCGGTTAAAATAAAATCGTCGCCAAGCGGATCGCGTGATAAGCAGCATGTTATTTTTGTTGCTCCGCTCACATTTTGCATCTGTACCTCTAGCATTGACGCCCAGATATTAATCTGAGCACGCGCAAAAAGATCCATCTCAAGCGGTATCTTTTTTGCAAGATCATATCCGGTATTGATGCCGGTAGCGGTTGCGGTGCTACTGAGTACGGATAAATTTAGATTAGACATGATAGCACCAAAAAGCCAAGAGGTACCCCAAGATCGCACGGTAGGGATTGAGTACGCCCCGTATTTTAGCATATAACACAATCGATCGGATCTTGATCGCGGTTTTGATGTTCATTGGATAGAGGAGCCGGAAAAGCACGCAACACATAACCGCATCCGCTTCGGCGCGGTGTTTTTGTCGAGGCCAGCCGAGGAGGCCGCCGATCGATTCGAGCGAAAAACTCTTGATACCATACGGAGCAAACGCCGCAATTGATAGCGCAATAGTGTCGATGCCTCTGCGGATTATTCGCAGGTCTTGACGATTTGCAGCGCGGAAGAGAGCCAATATAAAACCCCTATCAAATGCCCAGTTATGGGCAACCGGCGTACAGTCGCGCATAAACGCCGCAATCAATGGCGCCGCATCCTCGATATCCATTGCATCCGCCCAGCGCGCCGGCGAGTATCCGTTGATTTTAAGCGCCTCTGAATCCGCTCTTTCTGGGTGCAGTGGACGAATTTTGACGACAAGACGATCGATTTCGCGCAGTTCTCTATTGAGTTTGATGCCGCAAAATGACACGATCTCATGGTGATATGCGCGTAAACCGGTCGTTTCGGTGTCTAAAACGACGAATTTCATAAAAATGCTCCTTTTTATTAAAAAATAATTTGCAATATCATTTTATGCAAAGTACTATAGTTATATCAAGTTATTAACTTGATAAGACAACAACAAAACAAAGGAGCATAAACAATGAACAACAAAACAAAACCATTTACACAAGTCACCCTCGAAGATCTCGCCGGTCTTCGAGGGCTTGGCGCCTCTTCCATCTTGGTATATATGGCGCTTCGTATTTACGGCGGAAAAGACAGCACCGCATGGCCGTCACAAGACCGCATCGCCTCCGATCTCGGCATGCCAATCGGATCTGTTCGTCGCGCCATGGCTCAACTCAGAAAGCAAGAAGCCATTGTCAAAACCAGTGCAAAAACAAAAAGCTCGACATATCATATTCGCGATATGAGTATCGCAGATATGCAATGTCAGGAAAAACCGGAGGATCGCGGATCCGAGATGTCAGTATCGCAGATACGAGATCCCAGTATCGCAGATATGATATCCGAGGATCGCACATCTGAGATCCAAATATATAAAGAATATATAAAAGAAAATATACATACAATACATAAAATAAACTCCACTAAAGAAGATCTGATAATTGAGACAGAAGAGATCGAAGAATCGGAAGAGGAGGAGATTAAGATCGAATATCCAAATCTCATTTCTTTCGAAGAGATCCAAAGAATGAGGGGTTCTTTTGGTGCTAAAAAAGGGGACTCTACCGAGTCAGCATTAGACGAACTTGATCTCTTATTTGTAAAATTGTGGGAGCGTCACAGCGTGACGCAGGGCTGGGTTTCTGAGCGGTCACCAGTTGAGGATTTTCAAAAGATACGACAAGGCCTTGGTCGTACCCAGATAATCAAGGGCATCAAAGAGCTTGATGTTTATATCGATGGATTGACGGCGATTAGCGATAAATGGGCAGGTCTTCGCTGGTTTGATGGTCTGCGCTCATGGCTGCAGAAGCGGCCGGACACATGGACCGCGAGAGATGCGGCGAAGTTGTCCAGATGTATACATGTCACGCCGGAGGAGGTGCAGAGTCATAACCGAAAAATACAGAGCGCCAAAATTGAGAAGCAAGAAGAGGCCGCGCGCGGCATGTCTGGCAGTCGACCCCGTGACATGTGGGCGTCGTTTGTGTCAAAACATCCAGATCGGGAGTCAAGAGTGCAGGCCATCCAAGACGCGCGCGTCTTTGCGGATTTTGAGCTATGCGAGCAAATCAAAGCAGATCCTGATCTGGATGACTTTGCCTTGATTGTGAGCACGCATCTTGATCTTGCATCGCTGAACATTATTAAATAACCAACAACAAACGGAGCAAAACAATGAGAGCGTACAAATTAGGCGATCGTGTCCTCGCAAAAACGGACATAATGCGGTGTAAAATACTGGGCACAGTGCGCAATATACACGAGGATAAGATTTTGGTGGTCTTCGATCATACGATTCGCGGACGCGGCGAGGCTTGGGTGTCTCGGTCACTGTGCTATCCCGCCAAAACCGAGGATCCGATCGAGGTCAAAAACCGCAAAATCAAAGAGCAGGCCAAAAAGGTTATAAATGGTTTGGAGGTGATCAAATGAAGAAAAACTACAAAAACCGCGCCATGCGATCCGCGCCTGTCGATCGGTCTGTACCGCAGACCGGAGATCCAAAAGAGAAGATCAAAATCTATCTTTCTGGACCGCATCGAGAGCGCGCGGAAAAAATTGCAGCCAATATGCAGATTTCGATCGAAGAGCTCATACAGCGTTATATCTCGCAGATGGTTGCAGATAATCGCTGGCCGCGCTAAAATAGAAACGTAGTCCTTGTGAGTGATTGCGCTTTATTTGTTGTTTATGGGTCGCCGGTTCGTTCCTTTCTGGCGGCTCATTTTCGTTTTTTATTAAATTCTTTTTGACAGTGGCGATATAGCAAGATATTATAATAAAGAGACAACAACAAAGGAGCAATAATGAAATTTTATGCACTCATACAAAAAGGATATACCGTACTCGATATAGGACAGACCGAACAAGAGGCTCTTGAGTACTCTATTTACCGAGCCAAAAGCGAAGAAGGCGAACTATTTTATAGTGACTCCTATGCCGGAGCGAACGACGGGGATCTCGTTTTGGTACAGTGTACCGAAGATCTGTATAATGCAGCAAAGGACGACGGCGATGTGCTTTATGATGTTAGCAGCAACGTGGCCGACATTTACAGAGATTAACCAGCAAAACAGCAAAACAAAGGAGCGTAAGCGATGAAGACAACTGTAATTATCACCGTCAAAAGTTCGGCCGGCCAGCACATCCGAGATACAAGAGAGGTTCGGCTGTCTGATCTTGTCGATGCTCTGAACTCGTATCTTTCGCGCGGGTTTGAGCTTGTTGCAATCGAAGAGCTCGAAGGGTCCATCTTAGACTTTTATAGCAAGCGCCTGACCGATGACGATATTGACGCAATGGCGGCGGATATACCACAATGAGAGGTCAAATAGACGCAATCTATAATCGGGTCAAAACGCCCGATACATATAAAGGGCAAGGCAACACCGTTATTGACGCCTCCTGTACGGTGCACGATGGTTTTGTCACCTTTGTCGGCCGCACAAACGGCTATCACTGCACAATCTACGCCGGCAAATTTACCGGCGCAAAATGTGAGTGCAAAGGGTTTAAGATTCGAAAGCGCTGTAAGCACCTCTTAGCGCTTGCGATGTGGGCCAGAGGTGAGCGGTGAGAGGTGAGATATGGGAGCAGGCGATCCGGCTGGCGCGCGCTCTTGAGTATGCAAACGCAGCCGGAAACGATGACGCCGCAAAGATGCACCGCGCGGCGCTACTGGAAAAACTTAAGCAACTAATGGAGATGTACAATGGATAAAATATTACAGCATGGCGGCGGCCGTAAAAACCCGACCGGAAAAAAATCACCGATGGTCAATCTCGTAATGCCAATCGAAATGCTTGCCGAGGTCGAAGAGCTCGCATGGAAAAACCGACTCACCAAGAGCGAACAGATCCGACAGCTCATTGCCAAGGGTCTGAAAAAGTGAGCCTCTTTATTGATCACATAAAAAAGAGACTGATCGAGGCGCGCGGAAAAGGTCATACGCTTGAGCAATGCGCGGCTCTGGTCGGCATCGCGCCGCGTACTCTTGATTATTGGATCGCAAAAGGGCGAGATGGTGAGCAACCCTATCAGGCTTGGTATCGACAGTTTCAAATGGCGCGGGCGAACATGTGCACGATCCTCTTAGATAGCCTTTTTGAGCGTGCGGTTAGTGGCGACAATGGCGCCACATACTTTCTCTTAGAGCGCGTGCACGGGTTTACCAAGGACGGGCCGCCACCAATACAGATCAGCATCGATATTGATGGCGCACCAAACCCAAGAGAGGATCTTAAGATTGTTAATGAGCAATTAAAAATGCTTACGACAGGGCCGGTTATCGATCTTGACGAAGACTAATGCGCTTTTTGCGCACTAAATTACTAAACAACAAAAGGAGCAAAACAATGAATAAAACAGATTGTAAAACGCAAAAGATGGTCAATCTTTTGGTAAAAAGCAAAACACTAGCCGAACTGGAGGTGATGCAAAAAGAATACAGCAAGACCGCATCCCTCCTGCGGATGCTTGGCACGCCTGCCGACGACAAAACACAAGACAAGCAAAACAAGCTTTTCTTCGTCGAGCGTTGCGTTCGCATTGCGGTCAAATATTTAAAAAACATGCCTCAGGCATAAGATAAGGAGCAAACAATGAGTAAATTACAAACAACAAAAGAGCAATCCAATAATGACGAGATGATTTTGATAGCGCATCTATCCAGAGAGTTTATGCGAGACCCGAAAGAGGTGGTTGAGGACTGGAATAACGGCAATATTCTTTGTTGGGATTGGGCTGGAGTCGTTGAGTGGTATCAAGGATTTGAAGATCTACTTGATGGTACAATCGAAGAGGCGATCAGGTTTGATCTTGAAAAAGGCATACTGGTCAAGATTCAATCACTATTTTTTATGTATGGATAATCTAAAACAACAAAGGAGCAAAACAATGAACAATAAAATAATCAAACATCTGCTGACACGTACAAACCAAAATCCACGGGGCGATCTTGACGCTCGCTTATTGGCTTGGTTAGAGCAAAACAAAGACGGCGCTTGCTGTGTTGAGGATCTCAGCGAAGAGATCGAGACATCCAGCGCAAGCGCATATCGATCGATATATCGCCTCGCAGCGCAAAGAAAGATCGGATTTGCCGCATCTACATATCACGACATGTCTGACATGTTGCGGTCGTTTAGTGGTCGAACGCGTGTTCTTTTTTGGCATCTTGATAACGATATATCTGCGCCTGTTTTGGAGGAGTGGATCGATGAGGATGCACCGCTTGAGCAGGGTCGTCTTTTTGGCGAGGATCTTGCGTCGCTCTCTTCTGAGCAATTGCAGGGTCTGATCGACGAGGCGAAGAAACTGCAAATTAAGCGCGGTATCGATCGTAGATATGCATGCATATCGCAGGCGCATCGAGACAAATTAACAGAGGTTTTTGGCCGCATTGGAATCACCGATCCCGTGTACTATGCACACTCAGATGATGACATTTCTTTTTTGACATACACTGCAGTGGCATCGATGCCGATCGATATCGTTGTTGATTCCGGCCATGGTCCGACTCGTCTAAATTGCAAGGCGCTCACCATCTTCGGGCGGGGTATCGTTGCCGCCACAGATAGCATGTTCGCAGCGGAGGAGGCACAATGAGGCGGCGCTTTAATGTGGCGCTCCTCCCAACAGCACCACCACCAAAGAGCAAGAGATTAGAGGGCAATATAGGCGGGTCGCCGTTCAATCGCTGGTTTGTGCGTACGCTTACGGCGCACAGTATCACAAATAAAGCATTTGCTATAGCCTCAAAGCAACCCTATAGCACCGTGATGACGTGGCGCAAGCGATGCGATCCGCAGGTCTGGGGACAATGCCGCATCGCCGAGGCGCTTGAGGCGCTTGGTGTTGGCGATTATGAGGATTTGAGAATTACTATCCGGCGGCTATGTGATGACAGCAAAGGATTTTAACCGCGCAAAAACTCGCCTTTTGGAGGTGTCAAAGAACTTTCCGCTTGCCCTCTCTCGTCTTTGGGGGCCGTATTGTCATCGGTGGGATGGGTTTTCGGGCAAGAGCAAGCGGGATCGGGGTTGCGGTGCAATGATGCGGCGCGTTGGTCTCGGTTTGTATCGCTGTGATTCCTGCGATATCGAAGAGGCAAGAACAGCACAACAGGAGGTTCTATTAAGACTCAGAGAGGCCGGCGAGGCGTTTTTGTGTACGGGCGGGAACCGTGCAGGCAAAACCGAGATCGGCGCCATGTATGCGATCGCGGTGGCCGCGGGTCGTGGCGAGTGGTGGGTGCGTGAGTGGCTCGAAGCGAACGGTCTGCCGCTGGATCTGGTACCGGAAAAGCCGCAAACGGTCTGGTATGTGGCGCTTTCTTATGGCGATGCACTTGAGTATGGGCGCCCAAAGCTGGAAAAATACGCACCGCAGGGCACAAAATACACACGATGGCGGGCGCAGGATCGGGCGTCGATGCGACTACCAAACGGCGGGCGGGTTGTCTCGCTCTCAAACTCCGCAGGTCGCGAGGCGTTTCAAGGATCGGCGATCAAACTGTGCTGGATGGATGAAGAGCCGGATCATGAGGTTTTTAATGAGTGTATGTTGCGTATCATCGATAAACGCGGGCGCATCCTGATTACGGCAACACCACTTAAGGGTCTGACGTTTTTGCATGATATTTTTGTGGACCAGCGACCAACGGGATTTGATCATTATGCAATATCCGGTCTCGATAATCCATATGTCAGCTCGCCCAAACTCCGCCGCGCGGTGGCGCACCTATCCGAAGCGAGCCAGCAAGCGCGCCTCTTTGGTGCGTTTACGAGTCAGAGCGGCCTAGTGTATCCAGAGTTCGATCGATCCGTGCATACGTGCCGGCCGTTTGAGATTCCGGAGCACTGGGATCGTGATCTATGTATTGACTTTGGCGTCCGCAATCCGTTCGCCGCGCTTTGGGTGGCGCATGATATGGACACCGATACACTGTATGTGTATCGAGAGTATTACAAAACCGAAAAAACGACGCTTGAAAACGGGCGCATGATTAAGGCATTGAGCGCCCGCGATCCTGCTTTGCGGTGGATTGTAGCGGATCCAGAGAGCAAAGACGGCCGTCTTTTGTTGGCGCGCGAGCTGGGCCTGCACACCAAGCCGGCGCCAAAACATTACGGCGTGATGCAAACGATATCGATGGTTAAGGAACGGCTCAAACTTGACGCAGAAGGCCGGCCGGCCTTGGTTATATTTGACACCTGTAAAGAGCTTTTGAAGGAGTTCCGAAAATATAAATGGAAAAAAACAGGTGGAAAAGATCAGCCAGAAAAGATGCACGATCATGGCTTGGACGCGCTCAGATACGAGATTTGCTTTCTGTACCGATTTAAAAAATACCGATCTTGAAAAATAAATAAAAATAATTGTTGAAATGTTATCTTGCTATGTTACTATATCAATACAACAACAAAACAAAGGAAAAAAACAATGACTACAGCAGAGCAAAGAAACATAAAATACATCAGAGCATACCTAAGCGCAAAACTTGCTTTTGATTGCTTTGAGTCAATCAGCGAGTTTAATGTTTACGTTGATGGCTTGGATGGGCGGGATTTTCGCGGATATCCTATGGAAAAGCCTTATGTATACTCTCAATCAGAGGACTTGATCAATCTTGATACCGCAACTGATGACGATCTTCTGTCGGTTGAATCAATGAATCTATTGTATGCTGTACGAGGAAAAGAAGTTCTGATCTACCGGTGGACTGATAGAAAATACAATGAATGGAAAAAAATGATGGGCGACCGTTTACAATATATCGACTAAGAATCGACTAAATAACAACAAAACAAAGGAGCAAGTAATGAAGACCTACAACTACAAAGGCCACACAATAACACAGACCAACACTACAACCGACGTTTATGCGCTTCGATTCTCTCGATACGTCAAGGAGATCCGATATATGTATGCGGTTGATGGTGAGTTCTGGACCGGCCCAAAGTTCACATCAATCCAAGAGGCCAAAGAATGGATCAGTGAGCGCATCCGCAACAACTGCCAAGAGTGCGGCGGG